TTGAACATGTAGTTCACAAAGTTTGGTTTATAGGACAAGTGTGTTGCAATCTTTAGAAAACACTCACCCAGGTAATTTGTAATACGCGGTTTAGGTTCTCCTCTCGTTTCCGCAAGAGCAACTTCTTCCTTGTATGCGATGATCGCAGCAAGAAACTCTTTGTTGTTTACGTAGTGTTCGGATCTCTTCCTAGTCCTTGGCATTACATTAGACATCGGTATGTTTATCATTCATAATAATATTATATCACACTTATCAGGCTTGACAAGTATTGATTCTATAAGTAGACTAACTCTGTCAAGGGTAATGAGACAAATTAGCTTTCATTAAAAAGCTTCTCTAGAGAAGCTCTTGCATCTTTGACACTTGACACATAACCCATTTCCTTAGTGATCTTGTTGGGTTTAGGCATCTTGATATTGTAGTAGTAAGCCATTGCAAATCTGGTATACGTGTGTGCAATGTCTTCATCAAAGATTTCACTGATAGTGAGCACTTTGTCCATTCTCACTATATATGTGGTTTCTCTACCAGATTTGATCCAAGGTTCTACCTTGACAATGTTGACATTCATTCTTCTGGAAGAAGAACTATTCATCATTGCTGGACATTCTATAACGATTTGATCGTCTTCTAACTCAGTGACCTTTGCTACTATCTCTTCTCCTGAGACTAACTTAACAACGGCGAGGAACTCTTCTGACATGTTTTTAATGGAATGTTGAGTATTTCATAATTAAAGTTCTCTTCATTGTAAATTTTCACTCTCTCCATCAGATGATTCAGAGTATAATTTTTTGAAGAATTGTATGTAATGTCATCAGCGATATCGAATAGAGTGGCTTTAACCTTATTATCCCCCTTTCTAAGGACTCGTCCTATACTCTGTAAATTTCTAACTCTGGATTTGCTTGGTGAAGCAAAGATGACGTTGTGTAATCGTTTGATATTAATACCAGTTGAGAATGTTCCGTATGATGCAATGATAATTGCGTTCTCTTCCTGTTCTGTGATGGAACGAACTAGTTCCCTATCCTCAGTATCAACACCACCGTGAACGAAGAAACACCTTCTAGTTTCTTCCTTGTACTTATTTATTAGGTCAAATAATAACGCACCATGAGCTTCCACTCGACTGTATAAGACAAGTGTGTTACCCTTTTGATCTAATGCTAGATTTTTGATAAAGTTATTTCTCTGATTGTGACCGATAAGATATTGAATTTCATCCTCATACTTTTCAAATTTTTGTGGAGGATGTTTGAGTGTAAGGATTTTGATATTCAGTTTCGACAGATATCCTTTGGTCATCAGATCATCAGTGCTGATGATTTTATACGATGGTCCGAAGAGTCCTTCCAATACCCACTTATGAGTTTGTGTTCCGTCCAGTGTTCCTGTGAAACCAAACCGATACTTGCAGTCCAACAGTTTGGTCATGATACCAACCAGAGACTTGGACTTGAACAGGTGAGCTTCATCACCAATCACAACATCAAATCTTTCAAAGAAAGACTTCTCTAGTTTGTAGATCGATTGCCATGTTGTAATGACAACTGGTTGATCTGTGGTCTTCTCACGACCAGAATAGATCTTGTGACAGTATCTGTCTGCATCCCAACCATAGTCTTGGAAGTCCTTATGCATTTGTTCTACCAATGATGTGGTAGGAACAACAATCAAAATATTTTTATCTTTGTTTTCAAAGTATCTCACCAGAGAGTAAATCATCAAAGACTTACCAGAGGCTGTCGGTGAGATCAGAAGTTTACGATTGTGTCTCAGTGCATCATATACACCTTTAATTTGATATCCACGGGGTTTGTGTACAGAAATACTTTTCATGTAGTCTGCAACCCCTTCTGGCGACACTAGGGCGTTCTCTTCAATTGGTAATCCATAGAACTTGTTTCCTTCAAACTCGTATGTGTATCCCTGTCGATTGCAAAAGGATATAACCTTATCAATCAGACCAACATAGAGTTCGTTCTTTCTAGAATCAAACAGTCGAATCTTTCCATCCCAATACTTATTTCGATATTGAGGCATGAACTTTGCCCCTGGAACATCGAAAGTAAAGTAATCGGATAATTCGTGATAAACGTGTGGTTCGGCTTCTATCGTGATATAGACTTCATTCTTTTTCTTGATGATCAAATGAGACATTCATATATCTTCAGTTAAAGATATTTATGATTTATTTACGAAGATCTCTCAGGACCTGATCTGCTGCTCTTTCTAGTCTTGGATCTACTTTTTCTCTCTTGGGTTTTACAGTTGGAGTTGGAGTTGGTTCTACAACTCTCTGAGTTCCCCCTCCCGCTTGTGCCCTAAGTTTTGCTTCGTCTTTTCTATCTTGTATTGCTTGTCTTCTTTGTAATTCTGCAGCAGACATTTTACCAGATGGACGTTGAACACTCTTTCCTCTAGGTTTTGCCGTGCCACCTTGTCCATAATCAGCAGGTTGTGATCTTCCACCTTGTCCCTGTTTTGTTGCCTGATGAATCATTCCACCAAGACCAACTGCTGTAGCTACACCACCAACAATCTTAGGAACCAATGGTGCCAATAAAGGTGCAGCCAATGGAACTGCTTCGGTTAAATCTTTTTTGAAACGAGCGTAAGATTTCATTCTTGAACTTTATACTTGTATTCCAACACTATCCTATATAGGAAATCTTTCATCGCTGTGAGTCTCTGTTGTTCCAATGGACGACCTCCTGGCCATACATCAATGGCACTGCACACGGCACGATACAGAGTATGAACATCCGTGATGTCTAGTTCCAGTTCAACATATGGAACGTCCTCATCATCACCTTCCCATGATCCTTCATATTCATAATCCATTAGTTATACCCCGCTTGGAACTTGTGCCATTCGATAGAATTCTTGATTTGATAAGTGCGATTTGAAACCTGTTTGAGAATACTATCAAGATAACTAATCATCGTATCGTAATACTGAATTTTCATTGATGCTTCTGAAAGTTTTTCGTCTGCGTCAAGATACTTTTGCATTGTGTCTTTGTCGCGAATCTTTTTTGGAAATGGATTTTCAACATAGACATCAGGGTCAGCTTTTCCTGAGAAGTATTCATATCGATCATGTCGAATGTTCTTCTTCAGTTGTTCAGCTTTTGCACGTAGAAGAATCAAGTTGTTCATCATCTCATGATACTTAGAATGAAGTTGAGGAACTTTCAGTGATTCTTCGTGGAGATTATCAATATCGATTTTGGAATCTTCTTCCCACATCGACTGAATCATATCAAGGTTTAGAATCATCTAGGATCGCCAATGGTTGGTTTGTTATCTAGTCTAACACCATTTCGATCAGTTATCTCATATATGGTATATTTGAAACTGACTTGTGCGGTGAAGAACGAGTAGTCTCTATCACTCACATCAAACTCAAGAGTAGAGAGAGATGTTGGAAAGACATCCTTGAATTTGACAAGAATGTTTGGTTGATAATTGCTGTTTAAAATTTGTAGTGTCGCATCAGAAGACTCGAAGTATCTTGGATCTGTTCTATCAACATCATTGATAACAGAATATGGATCTTCTGATTTGAGAGTGTTGTATTGTTCAATGGACTCTGGATATCCAAGACCAGTAATCCACTTATAGATTTGGAGATAGTTCTCCATGTTCTCATCAATCAAGAATCTAAGATTCAGATCATCATAAAGAACCTTGTCACCAGGAACTGCAATGTCCTTCAGGTAACTGGCTTGCACTGCAGTTCCCATACTGATCGAGGGAATATTTGCAGATTGGCACATAAAGTCAACCTTCGGTGCCTTTGAAAGGATAAATTTGAACCCGACAGGAGACATGTAGTTCCTGTTGGATATTTGTTTCGCAAAGGGAGATTGACTCATGAGAGTTTTATTTGTATTTAGATAAAAAAAGAGGGGTCCGAAGACCCCTCTGCACTTCCTTCACACGGAGTGAAAGTATATCACATAAGGTTGGTAACGGCAACGCGACGATAGTAGCGGTTGCTGTTAACGGTAAGAGTACCGTTACCCTGGGTTGTACCCTGGGAGAATGGGTTCTCGACCATACCATAACGAGTCTTAAAGCCAATTTTTGGCTGGAAGGTGTTCTCGCCGACGGCGCGTACCATCTGCAGAGGTACGTATGGGCAGTAGAAGAGACCAGCGTCATAAGGGGAAGCACCCTTATAACCGATGACGTAGTACTGAGTTGCAGCACTGTTGGCAGCATATGGGTCAATGTAGACTCTATACTTACCATTGATTACACCAGCGAAGGTGTTACCAGTGTCATCAACGTTGAGGTTTGCGTTGAGAGCAGGGGTGTAGTCCAGAACACCAGCCATGGTCAGTGCAGAAGCAACGTCTGCAGAGCACATGATGATGTTGCCCTTCCCTCTACGAGTTCTCTGGGCGATTGCGTTCGCATCTCTTTCGATCTGGAACAGAAGACCCTTGAACTTCTCAACAGACCAACGACCGTTGGAGTCAACGTCGAGGTTGAAAGTACCAGCCTGAGCGGTGTTGACCTGAGCACCAGTCTCAGCAACTTTGTAGATGGTACGGATGACTTCGCGGTTGATCTCAGCAAGAATCTCAGT